GTAAATCATTGGCTTCAAAGACAGGTTTAAGCGAGCAATCTGTAAGAACTGCTTTAAAAAATTTAGTTTCATCAAATGATCTAACCATCAAATCAACCAAACATTATTCAATAATAACAATAGTTAATTGGAATAAATACCAAACGCTTAACCAACAATCAACCAACGCCCAACCAACGCTTAACCAACGCTTAACCACAAACAAGAATGAAAATAATGATAAGAATGTAAAGAATAATAGAGGCTCACGCCTCCCCAAAGATTGGATTGCTACAGATGAATATATAAACTTTGCCCTTAAGGAGGGGTTAACGATAGACGCAGCAAACCGAGAAGCGGATAAATTCAAAGACTACTGGCAAAGCGCAACCAAGAACGCGACAAAGAAAGATTGGTTGGCAACGTGGCGCAATTGGATACGTAGAAACAAAGATTTTAACAAACATAAAAACACGAAAGGAAGTGTAGACGATGAGTGTAGGGCATATTTGGAAAGCCTCTGATTTAAGTAAACTTGTTCTGGCCTTAAAGATGGCATACAAAAACAGCGATAATTACGGGCAGCAGCTAGAGATAAAGGAAAGGGTTAATGCTTTCCGTTTTGTACTTGAGGAAGAGTATGAAATTGAAGAAGTGTTGCGCGCAATCAAAATTCACATGAAGCGATCAAGTGAAATGGTTAAGCCAGTACATATAAATTTAATACTTTCACCTGCTAAACCAGAGATAACGCAAACTGAGTTTATACATGCGCAAAATCAATGGGCTATTGAGAGATACAAAACCTTTTGCCCGCATAAGCAGGTTATTGATGCATACCGCCAACAGGAAGAGGAGGTGCGTGAAGAACATGCTCAGATAACGGGCAAGCGCGCTTTAAAGCTATTAGGCAAATACAAACGCAAAGAGCAGAGAGAAGTTACAACGCCAAACGGATATAAGTTGTTAACAGATGAAGATAATGTAACGGAGGATATCTAATGTATAAACAAAAAGAAGTCATAGGCGACTGTACACTGTACTTGGGTGATTGCATGGAAGTTATGCCAGAGTTAGGCGTGTTTGATTCTGTGGTGACAGACCCCCCTTATGGTATAAGTGAAAGTTCTGACAAAATTAAATCAAGACAAAGAAAAAAGGGCGGCGCGTCAAAGGCTCTGGCTGATCAAAAAGATTATGGAGGCTTTAATTGGGACACTCAAACGCATCCTGAAGCGATAGATTTTTGTTTAAAAAACTCTAAACATCAAATCATATTCGGTGGCAATTATTACGACCTTCCACCCACTTCGTGTTGGCTAATTTGGGATAAGCAAAACGGCTCAAATGATTTTGCAGATTGTGAGCTTGCGTGGACTAATCTTAAAAAAGCCGTTCGTTTAATTCAATGGCGTTGGAATGGCATGATAAGAAAAGGTGACGATATTCGCGAACACCCAACACAAAAACCACAAGGTGTAATGGAATGGTGCTTAAAACACATACCTGATGCAAAAACAATACTTGACCCCTTCATGGGTAGCGGCACAACAGGCGTTGCATGTGCAAAGTTAGGGCGCAAATTTACAGGCATAGAGCTTGAACAGAAATATTTCGACATAGCCTGTAAGCGCATAGAGGAAGCATACAAGCAGCCTGATATGTTTGTAGCCGCAGCAAAAGAAGCACCGATTAAAAACCTTGATATGTTTGGAGAGTAACATGAAACAACTAAAACCGACACACAAAACAAAAGCAGGCATTGAAGCAGAAGTGTATGAATTTGACCCGTATGCAAAGCCTGATTGGTTCTGCGATATGATTGAAAAAGGGCAGGCGCAGGTTTTTAAAATGAAAGATGGCACGTATACAGCCAAACTTGGCAACAAGCGCGGGATGTATACAGCGTTTATTGGTGACTACATTGTTCGTGATATATTTGGTCATGTGCATGTTGTTAGCCAGAAAACGTTTGCTAGTCGCTATGAGAGGGTTTAAAAACATAGCGCAATTGGGCGAGGTTTGTCTGTGAGTGCGATCAAATTGAAATAGGTACATATGAACGCCCTAAGCCTATTTCGTGAATTCTGGGGCTAATTTGAAGGAAAGCAAAATGAAACAAATATATAAAGAGTTAAGAAAATGAACATTGAACACAAAGTAATGCAGCGCACAAAACGCTTGCGAGCTAACGTTAAATCACAGGCCGTTTATATTTTAGAATTGGAGCGCAGGAATGCTAGATTGGCTAAAGAGCTTGATTACATCAAGGAGCAAGGAGTTGAACGATACATGCTTGCGAAGCTACAGGATAAAAACGGGCGTGTGCCTAACAACTGATTTTCAAATGGCAGCATTGGGGCTAAAAAACCCTTTTGCTATGTTTAGGATTTTTTAAATGGCGGCTATATACAAGATAGAAGGCAATCGCAAGAAATACAGGATTAAGCAATTCCTGATAGACCTAGCGCCAGATTTTTGCTGGTGTACTGGTGAGGATTTATTTTTAATGATGGAAGTGGAGTATGAGGATGTGCAACAAGCATGTTTTGAGCCAGTGTTAAGCCTGATGAAAAAAAACGGGTACTTTTGGCTAAAGCGTGAAGATAATTTAACTTACTATATGAGGAAATAATAATGCTAGATTTACTAATAATTACTAACGTGTGCTGGGTTATCGCTATTGTGGCGTATATTGTTTATAAGAACAATGAGCTTGGTATTATGCGCAATAGTCGTGATGATGTGTTTGATAGATTAATCAGTGTAGTGAAAGAAAAGCGCACAGTGCAGAAGCAATTGCTAAGAGCTGAAGAGATTATATATGCACATAACAATGTTATCGGATTAGTGCGTGATAAAAACGGCAGATTTAAGAAAAAAGAAAATTTGTCTAAATTAAAGTTGCAATATGAGCGAGAGTATGGAATAAAGAAATAGTAAATTAAGTTGCTCACTGCGTAACAGTTTCTCACTGCGTATGTGTATCTTTAATTTTCCTTTCCTAGTGCGCCCCTGTTATCTTAGCGATGCAGGGGTGTTCTAAATACAACACAGCCGCCACGCCTATCTATAGAAGCGAAACCTTGGCGGCTTTCTTTTGCCAAAAAAAAGACCGCACAAAGGCGGCCTAGTCATGGGAAAAACAATGTAGCCAAGCATAGCATTTTATTATGGGCTTGTCATTATTGCGTTTGTTATTTATACTTGTGGTGATTTTGGATTAACGTATGGATAGAGATAATGGCTTTTCAAATTAACTTCATGGCACCGGTTCAATTAACTAAAGATGGCGTATTGCCTACAGAGGGCTTGCCTGTTGATGATGCTAAGAGTTCGTCACCGCAAACTATTCCAGAGGGCTGCCAGTACGTGACAATCTCACATGATGCAGCTATTAGCTTTAGCTTGTCAGATTTTGGTGGAGCGTTTCCAGATATTTGTGATGGTAAAACGTTTACACGCTTAAACAGCGGCGATATTAGTTTTCCAGTTACAGTTGGTGCAGTGCTTACAGTAGCAGACGCTTAATGGGTGACGTGATTGCGTTTCCAGAGTTTGATAATGTGCTTATGTGCGAATGTGGATGCATCACATTTTTATTACATGCAACAGGTGAGATAGAGTGCGCAGGTTGCGAAGAGATACAAGGCGGTTATGATGGCTAAAGATAAACTCACTGATAAGCAAGAAATGTTTTGCCGTGAGTATCTTGTTGACCTGAATGCAACACAAGCTGCTATAAGGGCGGGGTATAGTGAAAAAACAGCCAAAGATATTGGCTGCCAAAACTTAGCAAAACTCAACGTAGCAAAACGCATACAAGAATTAAAAGACAAGCGTCAAAGCAAAGTTGAAGTATCTGCTGAATATGTATTACAAACAATCCTTGATACGGTAGAACTTTCAAAGCGTGACGATGATAAGGCGAACATATATAAAGGCGCTGAGTTATTAGGTAAGCATCTATCACTATTCAGCGACAAGATATTAAATCAACAACTTGATAAAGATGGCAACCCAGCCGATGCGCCAGCACTAGAGGTTAAATTTGTCAAATCTGAAACAAATAACGATACCTGAAGCCTTTCAAGAGCTTTTTGACCCATACAGATATAAAGTATTTTACGGCGGTCGTGGTGGTGCTAAATCGCATAACTACGCTAGGGCATTACTTGTTAAGGGTATGCAGGATAAGCGCCGTTTCTTATGTGCTCGTGAATTGCAGGGCAGCATTACAGACAGTGTGCATAAGCTTCTATCCGATATCATTGACCAGCACGGACTAGGATTTTTCTATACAGTTACGCAAAACGCTATACGTGGTAAGAATGGCACAGAGTTTTTTTTTAAAGGCCTGAAGCATAACGCAACAGAGATCAAATCCATGGAGGGTATTGACGTTGCATGGGTGGAAGAGGCTGAAAAGGTTAGTGCGAATAGCTGGGAGATATTACTGCCAACCATTCGTAAAGAAGGCTCGGAGATATGGGTGAGCTTTAATCCAAAGCATCCAACAGACCCCACATATATCACATTCGTACAAAATGCAGATGATAATACGCTGGTAAGAAAAGTAAGCTGGCGTGACAATCCGTTCTTTCCTGGCGTGCTTAATACTGAGCGCTTAAAGATGCAGCGTGACGACCCTGAAGCGTACAACCACATATGGGAGGGTGAATTTGATAAACGTCATTTTGGTGGCATCTATGCAAATGGTATTGAGGCAATGCGAGCTGATGGGCGCATATCCCCTGTACCATACAAGCCAAGCGTGCCAGTTATTACTGCATGGGATTTAGGCCGTGGTGATAGCACATGTATATGGTTTGCTCAGATAGTGGGCCTGCAAGTGCGTATCATTGATTACTATGAGAATAACGGCGAAGACCTTGACCACTACGCAAAAGCCGTTAAAGCTAAGCCGTACACGTATAGCAAGCATTACCTGCCGCATGATGCAGCACATGAGCGCCTAGGTATGACTGGTAGCATAGCTAGCCAGTTGAGGGGTATGGGTATACGTAATAACATTATTAAAGTAGGTAGCGTTTCTGCTAGGATAGAACTGGGCAGGCAGTTATTGAAAGAATGTTGGATAGACGATGTTAAATGTAAAGATGGTATACACGCACTTACAAATTACCAATATGAATATGATGAGAATAAGCAACGCTTTAAGGATAAGCCCTTGCACGATTGGGCAAGTGATGGGAGCGATGCATTTGGCTATCTAGCGCAGGCATTAGAAAAGGAGCAGCCTAGTGTTAAAGCTACTCCTGCTGATGATTATGATTATGGCGGTGGATGGATGGGTTAGCCATGCGTTGTTAACTATTTCAGCTATGCATTTTGCATGGCCTATTGCAATCATGTTGCATAGCTTGTATAATTCACAAAACTATGAGGCGCATGATGGTTTACGAAAACTCCAAAAAGACAAAGAAAACTGACAATGACGAGCGTTT